GAAAAAGAACCCCCGTTTTGGTGGTAAACGTGATCTTAAAGACACAAGCGGAAATAAAAGCATTGGCTTTGAAGATACCTATCTAGGAGACTTGTTAGGTTTTGATGGTAAGATGGGTACTAAGGGTAAACCCGGATTACTTGCTTCTCTTAAAGGCGCACGGCGTAAGAAGCCGGGAACAGCTACTACTACCACTAAGAAAGGTCCAGCTAAAGTAAGACCCAAACTACGACCTAAACCCGATGCTAAAGGCCCTGTACGTAGGGGAGATGGAACAGAAGCTGGTGTTAAGAAAACAAAGTTTGGCGCTCCCGGTTCTGCTAGACCTGCACCAAAACCTGCTGCACCTGCAAAACCAACAAGACAAACAGAAAATAAAAAACTTTTTGGCTTAGAACCTTTTAAACCTCGCGGAGCTATTTTAAGGGACGTAGCAACACCTTCTGCACAGAAAAAAAATATGAAAAAAATTACGTTTGAACAATGGCAATCTATGTCACCAGCTCAACGTAAAACATATGGACTTCCTAAAAGTGCTGCTGATGCTAAACAAAATGGAATAACTAATCCGCAGTTTAAAAACTCTAAAAAAAGAACAAGTCCCGGTGGTGGTTTAAGTTCTTACCTTGATTGGGCAACATTATCTACAGGTAGAGATAGTCCTATTAAGCCCAATGCAAAACCCGGCGCAAGTGGTTATAATAGAGGTGGAATGGCTAAGAAATCTGGTTATATGTACGGTGGTTCTGTAACTAAGAAAAAGCCTATGAACAAAGGTGGAATGGCTAGAAAGAAGTAGCCCTTGACACACTTAATCTTCCCTGCTACTATTACGGTGGGGATGATATTTTAATCCTGCATAGCGGGGTTGCAATTATAGCTGTAGTTATTTAAGCTTGAACATGGTATAACTGTCCTTGTGGTTAGACATAAGGAGAGATACCATGTTCAAGAAATTTATTAAAGTACTACAAGATCATCAAATGCGTAGAGTGCAATACTGGCAGTTAGTTAATATGTCAGATTCTGCATTAAGAGATATAGGTATAACACGTGGCGAGATCAAAAGCAAGTTCTACAATAAAGAAAACATCTAAAGTCAATGAAGCAGGTAATTATACTAATCCTGCTTTGCGTAAGCGTCTTTTTGCAAGGATTAAAGCTGGAAGCAAAGGGGGCAAGGCAGGTCAGTGGTCTGCCCGTAAAGCTCAGATGCTTGCTAAAGCATACAAAGCAGCAGGGGGAGGATACAAGTCTTGAAAGTAAATGCACCCAAGGGCTATCATTGGATGAAACAAAAAGATAGCAGTTTAAAACTAATGAAGCATGACGGTAAGTTTGTCCCCCACAAAGGGGCAAGCCTTACTGCTAATTTTGCTGTTCAAAAGAAGCACACTAATGCCAAGCAAAAGTAGATCAGTTAAAGCAAAGAAAAAGACAGCCGCCAAGATGTACTCTGGCGGTTTAGCAAAAAGTCAAAAGAGCCTTAAGTCGTGGACTAAGCAGGATTGGAGAACTAAAAGTGGTAAACCTTCTACGCAAGGTCCAAAGGCTACAGGAGAGCGTTACTTGCCAGCTAGTGCTATTAAGGCTATGGGTGCTGGGACGTATGCGGCATCTTCAGCAAAGAAAAGAGCGGATACAGCAAAAGGTAAGCAGTTCTCTAAGCAACCTAAGAAAGCGGCTAAGGCTGCGAAACCGTACAGAAAGATGACATGAAAAAACTTACAGAAAAACAGCAGAAGTTTATAGATGTTTTATTTGAGGAAGCTAAGGGTAATCCTGTAGAGGCTAAACGTCTTGCTGGTTATGCAGATTCTGTATCTTCTACAAGCATTACAGGTGTTCTTCAGGATGAAATCTATGAAGCTACTAAACGTTACATTGCTTCCTCTGGTACACGTGTTGCATATGGTATGATGGAAGTCTTTAATGACCCTACACAGCTAGGCAATAAAGAAAAAATAGCAGTAGCTAAGGACTTTCTGGATCGTGCAGGATTTGTAAAAACAGATAAGATAGAAGTAAAGGCTGAAAGTCCTTTATTTATTTTACCAGCTAAAAATGAAAACTAATAAGACTTGGAGGCTACCTCCACCAGAAAAACTAAGTAGTGGTCTTAAATGGTTTCCTGTCGTCCGTGTAGGCAGGGTAGTGCCTTTTGGTTACGAGCAAGACCCTAATGATGAAGACATACTACTACCTCTGACTGAGGAACTAGAAACACTGGAACTAGCAAAGAAACATCTTAAGCAATACAGCTACAGGGATGTTGCAATTTGGTTAAGCGAACAAACCGGCAGATCAATCTCTCATGTCGGACTAATGAAAAGAGTAAAACTTGAGCGAAAACGTAAGACAGACGCTGAAAATGCACGGTACTACGCCCAGCGCTACAAAGAAGCGGAAGCAAAAGCGAGGCGTCTTGAAGAAGAAAGATTCGGTTCAATTAGAAAAGAAACCGAAGACAGTTCCAGCGACAGCACTGCCAGAGCCGATTGAAATAGAAAAAGCTCAAGAAGTTATCTTTGAGGCTAATCCCGGCCCTCAGACAGACTTTCTTTCAGCTTCAGAACAAGAGGTTTTATACGGAGGAGCAGCAGGTGGGGGCAAGTCTTTTGCTATGTTGGCTGATCCTGTTAGGTATTTTAACAATCCTTTGTCTAACAAACTTCTAGTCCGTAGAAGTACAGAGGAACTAAGAGAACTTATATCTGTTTCAAAGCAACTATATCCCAGAGCAATTCCGGGAATTAAGTTTTTAGAAAGAGAAAAGACTTGGATAGCTCCTTCTGGTGCGTCTTTATGGTTAAGTTATTTAGATAGGGATGATGATGTTTCTAGGTATCAAGGACAAGCTTTTAACTGGATTGGTTTTGACGAACTTACCCAATGGCCTACACCTTTTGCTTGGAATTATATGAGGTCACGACTACGTACTACTAAGAACAGTGGACTTGATCTTTATCAAAGGGGAACTACAAACCCCGGAGGAGCAGGTCATCAATGGGTTAAGAAAACTTTTGTAGACCCTGCACCGCATAATACTAGCTTTAATGCTACTGATCCAGAAACAGGAGAAGTAATAGCTTGGCCTAAAGGACACTCAAAAGAAGGTGAACCTTTATTTAAACGTAGGTTTATTCCTGCTACTTTGTTTGATAACCCTTACCTTGCTGATGATGGTATGTATGAAGCTAATCTGCTGTCTTTACCTGAGCATCAACGTAAACAACTGCTTGAAGGTAATTGGGATGTAAATGAGGGTGCTGCTTTTCCTGAGTGGAATCGTAACATACACGTAGTAGAGCCTTATGAGATACCTAGTAGTTGGGCAAAGTTTAGAGCATGTGACTATGGTTATGGTTCTTACACAGGAGTAGTATGGTTTGCTGTAGCGCCTGATGAACAACTTGTAGTCTACAGAGAAATGTATTGCTCAAAGGTCATAGCTACTGACCTAGCTGATATGATCTTAGAAGTAGAGGAAGGTGAAAAGATTCGGTATGGAGTTTTGGACTCTTCTTTGTGGCATAATCGTGGTGACACTGGCCCATCTCTTGCTGAACAAATGATTATGAAGGGTTGTAGATGGAGACCTTCTGATAGGTCCAGAGGCTCTAGGGTAGCAGGTAAGAACGAACTACACAGACGTTTACAAGTAGATGACTTTACGGAAGAACCTAGATTAGTGTTTTTTGAAACCTGTACTCACACTATTAGTCAAATACCTGCACTACCCTTGGACAAGAACAACCCTGAAGATGTGGATACACATGCAGAAGACCACTTGTATGATGCATTACGTTACGGTATAATGACAAGACCTAGAAGCAGTCTATTTGATTTTGACTATTCTACACAAAACTCTGGGTTTCAAGCAGCAGACCCTACATTCGGATATTAAGGAAATATTATGGAAGAAGACTATATTGAGAACTCTATGGAATCAGAGCAATCTTCAGCTATTGAGGATGTAAAAGAGTCTGCGTATAACGACCCTAAGTCTGGCAATATTTATAATTACGTTCGTGAAAAATATAGTAAAGCTTCTGATGCAAGAGAAACAGAAGAAAATCGTTGGCTAAAGTCTTATCAAAACTATAGGGGTATTTATGGACCTGATGTACAATTCACTTCTACGGAAAAGTCTCAGGTATTTATTAAGGTTACTAAGACAAAAGTTCTTGCCGCATATGGACAGATTGTAGAAGTACTCTTTGGAAATCATCGTTTTCCTATTAGTGTTGATCCTACTACTTTGCCTGAAGGTGTAGAAGAAGCAGTACACTTTGAGGCTGATGATAAACTTAAAAAAGCACAAGAAGCTTCTCCTGAAGATATGAAGTTAAAACCGGGAGAAACCACACCTCAATTTAAAGAACGTCTTGCAGGACTACAAAGTACACTTGCTCCTGTAATGGATAATTTAAAAGAAGGTCCGGGAAAAACTGCTACTGCTATTACTTTTCATCCTGCAATGGTTGCAGCTAAAAAGATGGAAAAGAAAATACACGATCAGCTAGAAGAGTCTAACGCCAATAAACAACTACGTGTAGCTGCATTTGAAGCTGCTTTGTTTGGTACTGGTGTTATGAAAGGTCCGTTTGCGGTAGATAAAGAATATCCTAATTGGTCAGACTCAGGTGAATATTCTCCTACTATTAAAACCGTGCCATATACAGCTAGTGTATCTCTTTGGAATTTTTATCCTGATCCTGATGCATCTAATATGGATGAAGCTGAGTATGTAATAGAACGTCACAAAATGTCTCGTAGTAAGATTCGTGGACTAAAACAACGTCCTTTCTTTAGAAAAAATGCTATTGATACTGCTATCTCTTACGGAGAAAACTACGTAAAAGAGTGGTGGGAACAGGCAATGGAGGATGACGCCCAAGAGTCAAAAGCAGAACGCTTTGAGGTTCTTGAGTTTTGGGGTATGATTGACACTGAGATGTTAGAAAATCATGACATTGATGTACCAAAGGAAATGAAGGATTTAGATCAAGTTAGTGTAAACATCTGGACCTGTAACAATCAAGTATTGCGTTTGGTTATGAATCCATTTACTCCTTCTACTATTCCCTACTACGCTGTTCCTTATGAGCTAAACCCTTACAGTTTGTTTGGTGTAGGTATTGCTGAAAACATGGATGACACACAGACATTGATGAATGGCTTTATGCGTATGGCTGTGGACAATGCTGCACTGTCAGGCAATATGGTAATAGAAGTAGATGAAACTAACCTAGTTCCGGGACAAGATTTAAGTGTATATCCTGGAAAAGTCTTTAGACGTCAGGGGGGTGCGCCGGGACAAGCTATTTTTGGTACTAAGTTCCCTAACGTATCTAACGAAAACATGCAGATGTTTGACAAGGCCAGAGTTCTAGCTGATGAGTCTACGGGCTTTCCTAGCTTCGCTCATGGTCAGACAGGAGTTCAAGGTGTCGGACGTACAGCTTCTGGCATTAGTATGCTCATGTCTGCTGCTAATGGTTCTATACGGAATGTAGTTAAGAATGTAGATGACTATCTCCTAGGTCCACTAGGTAAAGCATTCTTTAGTTTTAATATGCAGTTTAACTTTGATGAAGATATCAAAGGTGATCTTGAAATTAAAGCACGTGGTACTGAAAGCCTGATGGCTAACGAAGTACGTAGTCAACGTCTAATGCAATTCCTTGGTGTGGTACAGAATCCTGTACTAGCTCCTTTTGCTAAGATGGATTACATCATACGTGAGATTGCTAAGTCTATAGACCTTG